GACAGTAGAATGGAGCCTTGGTTTCGCTGATGCGCTAATAAAGAAATTGAAAGGAGAATAAAATTATGACCGAAGAACTTGTAACATTAGAAACAGCGAAGCTGCTGAAAGAGAAAGGATTTAATGAGTATTGCAAAGATATTATTAAAGAAGACGATAATCGGATAATGCAATCTGTGTTCCGAACGAATAAGAATTTGCCAAAATTGTGTTATAGTCGTCCCACTCAATCCGTTGCACAAAAGTGGCTTCGTGAAACTAAGAACCTGCATATCGAAATATCCTATATGTATGGAAATTATTGGATATATGATATACTAACAATTCCTAACCATGATTTAGTAGGGTTGTCTGACAGACCTATTGTCCGTTATAATACCTACGAAGAAGCACTCGAAGCAGGATTACAGGAAACATTAAAACTTATATGATTATGGAAATAGCGGAATCAATATTTAAATTCATCCTTGCCTCATTAAACGTTTGTGCTCTGGCATTTACTTTAATTTTGGTAAGAAAGTGGCATCGCATGGAGAATAAGCTGGATGAGATAGAAAGATATGTCCGTCATGTGTCAGATCGTAACGATATTGTTTACATTAACCAGCTTTCGGAATTGCAAAGACTGTTGATAAAAGAGGAACGGTATGAAGAAGCCGATAAGATTGGGAAAATAATCAAGGATGAAGAAATTAAATTAGGAATAAGGGAATGAGCAATATTAATTTGAACGAACTACGGGATCGTGCTTACAAAACAGCTTGCGAGCACGGTTTTCACGATAAAGAACTGAGTAACGAACACTTCTTTTGCCTTATCATTTCCAGGCTTGGGAAAGCTGTGGAAGCGGACAGAAAAGGGAAACGTGCCGACAGGGAATCTTTTAAATCTTCTTATGAGAATGAAGAACCGCACGATGATGCCAATTTTAAATATTGTTTTGAAAAATATATCAAAGATACACTTCCAGACGAACTAAGCGAAGTAGTTATACGCTTGCTTGATCTTGCAGGGCTTCGAGGAATAAGCCTTGAATCTGCTAGTGAGGATATTAACTCTGAATATATAGATGATATTGCTTATATGTACAGTAAATTTAGTTTTGCAGAAGCGATATATATTATATCTGTCATACCATTTGAATATTATAGTGATTTTTCTACAGCTGTAAATTACATGATATTTTCAATCTTTGCATTTTCCAAACATCTTGACATAGATTTGCTATGGCATATTGAGCAGAAACAAAGATATAACGAATTAAGACCTAAGTTGAACGGAAAAAAATATTGATTATGAAAACAATTATATTTACAATCATATGTATTATCGCCCTATTATGGGTCGGAGATCTAACAATTACATTTAAACCGTTTTCCATCTCGTTCCCCGGTTGGCATAAGGCTTTAGGTATCATCCTGTTTGTATTTGCAATGGCGGTGTATAACATTGGAGAATACGCTAAGGGATACAAGCATGGTTTTGATGATGGGTTAAAGGAATGTATTGAAACGATTAAGAGAAATGGAAAGAATTGAGCACATAGCCACAATTGATTTCTGTTACTGGCGTTTGAAAATGCTCTGTCAACAACTTTCTAATACCAAGTCAAACATCGAAAGACTAGTCGATAAGGCTTGCGGTTATAACGAAACCGAAGAGATAAGGAAGGAGTGCATAACGCTTGTAGAGCAGATCATTGAAAGCAAGAAGCAAATCGGGGAAGATTTCACAAGAGATGAATGTGTTTTGAATAAATTGAAAATAAATGAACAGTAGCGACATTGATTTCCCGTTACTCCGTATATTTAATGGAGTAACGGGGCGATATGAACTTCTTATTGACGATGTATCCATAGATGCTTATGGACGTGTAAGAGATAGCAGTGGTTGTGTTGTAGAATGGTTTACAGGCGTGTTTGACATGAACGGAATACCATTGTTTGAAAACGACATAATCATGCCTGTAAAGGACGGAATAAGCCAATACAGGCGTATATGGAGAACGGTAGGTGGATTTGTGTTAAGCAGAAGAAATGATGTGAAAGGACTGTCCAAATTGGATATGCTTGGTGCGGACTATCTTGTGAACGAACGTGTGCAGCAATACATATCTGATGGTTGCGTAAAGGTAGGGTCTGCAACAATTGATCTTAACCTGTTGAAAGGGAGAACGAAAGAAGAGATTATTAGAAATTTGTCCAGGAGAGTAAATTTATGAAAGACAAAATGCTAGAGGAAAGTTTGAACAATTTCTACAGGACGTTTCTTATTTGGGTGATAAGATGTTATCCTATATTGTTCTGTATTGCTATACTTGTCCATCAGTGTGAGGTTATACACTCTGTTGGAACAGGTGATATCATTGAATATTATGATGGTGACACATTGGAGTATATTCAGTATGCCACTCCGTTTTCGGACAAGTACCTTACCATATTCTTTAACGCCAAACTGTTTAATGCAATATTGTTTTATGTGTTGTTAAAGGTATTTTTATTTTGTATATACCATAGAGTATTTGTCATTGAAATGTTTATATACGCAATACTGGATATTGTATTTAATAATGTGGTGTTTGAGGACGTGAGATGCACTATGTTTTATTCGTATATATCAATAGGATTTGTAACTGTATGTTTCTTTATTGCATTGTATCTACATCAACGATTTGGAGATAGGAATATAAATAATCATCAATCTATAACCGATGGTTTTAGAAACTGTTGTAGATTATAATTTCTGTTTTCCTGTGGGCTGTAATCCTCCCGTATTCTTCATGTTTATCTTGACCTTTATGGGAGATGCCTTTTTATTTGATGTTACCTTAGGGGATTTAACATTAACCCTAATCACTTTCTTTACCATATATTGCTTATTTTAATTGTTTAACAAAGTTAATTATTTTTATTTATGCAACAAAACAATAGTACCGATAAAACAGCTTCGGCACACAAAACGGACGAAATAATGGTTTACGAACATCCTTTTTTTGGCAAAATTCGTGTGTTTGTTCGATATGGTAAAATTTGGTTCTGTGGATTAGACGCTGCATCTTCTTTACAGTATTCAAATCCATTAAAAGCTCTTTTAGAGCACTGTAAACCATCCTCCGTAATGATGCGTGAAGTAGGGGATGATATAATGGAGTTTATTAATGAAAGGAGTATGTATAGACTGATTTATAAAAGCCCTTTTCCTCCTATGGCTGATGGATTTGAACGTTGGATATTTGATAATATTGTTCCATCAGTTACCAATACAGGAAGTTATTATGCACAGGTTAGATTACCAAACTTCAACAATCCTGCCGAAGCTGCCAGGGCGTGGGCTGATGAGTACGAAAGGAATAAAGCGTTAAAGCCACAACTAGACGAATCCAATGAATGGTACAGTATCAAAAGATGGGCAAAGGAAAACGGTGTCAACTGGAAAAAGATTAGCCGGATGAAGATGAAAGTAATATCTTGTAAGCTAGGTTATCAGATAAAAAAGATTTTTGACGATAACCATTGCCAGGTAAACACATACAATGTAAACGTATTTAAGGAATACTTTAATAAATGTGAATAAATAATATATATTTAAAAACATTTTATAGTATGTCATTTTATTGACTATATTTGCATCATGTTTGAGTGTAGAAGCAAGCATATTAATAAAAGTTTAGGGGGAAAGCGTTCCCCCGATTTTAGTAACCATTAAGCGATAAGATAATGAAAAAGTTTTTAGAAATAATGATGATTGTATTCTGTCCTTATATTGTAATATACAGGCAGAAACGACAAATCAGATTATTGAAAAGCGATATGAATTACGCTAGCAAACTTTGGAGTATTGAAAGAGATCCAAAAAACGTAGATTACGACTGGATTGTAAGAAACGCATTTCATGTCAAACCTATTTTTTCTTTATGCGCTAAAAACAAAAGACCATGATTCTACTAGAAATTTTTCAAAACTGCTTTATTGTGGGGTATGACGGAAAGAAAATACCCTTTGTAAAAGATGATTTCCTGTTTAGTGATACTGGGGAAAGATATATCTTGACCAACAAGGAAAACAGCGAACAGGTTAGCCTACCGAAGCAATCGACAATAATAATTAAACATAATATTTTTCATGAAGGTATTGATTAGAAAGGATTCAAGCGACATAAGAAACAGACTTGAACGGTTAGGGTACACCGCTTCCGAAAAAGCGTTGGAGGGATTTGGTGATGGCATCTTTGTAGACAAGTCAGATAATACTTTTCACGTAAAATCAGAGTGGAATGTTATTTATATGTTTCTTGAAACAGTAGATTGCGGAGATGACGAGAATATGTTTTTTGATTTTGTAGAAAACGATATAACGTCAATAACGCCAACAATGCTAGGTAAATATAAATCTTTAATAAAAGTTGATAACTTTCCCATCATTAATACATCTAGCATTAAAGATGTGTTGTACTTTGAATATAGAGAATATAACGTCATAGAAGTTACTATTGTTTCAGTGTATGGGGTAAAGTTGAAAAACATAAAGGATGTAGACTTTTCAGACCCTAATGCGGATACAATAATAGCATACATGAAATCGTTGCATAAACAACTAAAAGAATATATCAAATGAAATGTAATTTTACCCCTATGGACAAATTCTACCAGATACTGGATTACTATGGTTTGTCTTACACGGAGATTAAGAAAAATCATATCCGTGTGTTTTATGGAAACAAGAAAATGTTTGATTATTATCCGCTTCGCATGAAGCTGTTTGATTACCACGAATGGCATCAGCTTACTTATCCGTTTGTGAAGGGCAAGGAAGATGAATGGGAAGTAGAACTTACCATGTTCATTAGCGGAGTGTTGGGAGATGAGATGTTTAAAAAGTTTAAAAACGATTGATTATGGATAAGAAAGAGAAGGAATTTACTCCAAAAGCTATAAATTTGTGTGGCAAACGGAGAATGCTATCATCCATAAAAGGATGGGAGATTGTTCATTATAACAATTACTCTAAAGGTATAGCCAATGTCCAGCCTGTGGACAAGTTGAGAATAACACTTTCAGGGCGAGAAGTCATTGAGTACGTCCTGATGGATGGAGATAAAACGATTGATAAACTAGACAGTTATTTCGGATTGCTATGATGATAAAAGTAGACATACCTGAACCGTTCATAGACGGTGACAATACGATGGTAAACATCACGTCTGATTCATTCTGCTATTCTAGCATTGATTCACGTTATGAAGGATTTCAGAGTTCCTACAAGGACGGGAATATGAATCAGAAGATACAGGGAAAACTAGAGATAATTGCGGACCAGTTTAAAGAACTTATAAAAATAATTGAAGATGGAAAGACATTTGTTAATACAGGAGTGTGAGAGAGAGGAAAAGATGAAGGAGTTGCGCAAGCAGCAGAACGATCTTATCAAGAAAGGCCGTATGGTTGAATGCTCTCGTGTAACAGCTAAGATAAAGGAGTTTCAGGAAGCATATATCAAGGCTTATCCTGACGGTAAATATGTAAGGGGCATGGATATTATCAAGAAGATGTCTGATGATGAGAAAATGGATTGGATGATGTATGTCAACGCCATTGCTTTCTGTGCTGATATTATCCATTCTTCTTCCATAGAGTTGAATGAAATGCTAAAGAAAACACTCCCCGGATCTAGCCTTCAAATGTTTGAAACGCTTGAAAAGGTAGGTACTATGGCAAAGAATCAAATCCTATGGATGGATAACAATGTTGACGAGAAATACCAGGATGACTTTGCAAGATATGCCGATGAAATATCCGTGATGCTTTTATCATTTGTTAAAAATAAATTTTTGCCAAGAAAATGACAAGAGAAGAGATACACAAGAATGTGCTGGAAATAAGAAATTATTATTTCAGCATTCAGAATAAGATTGATAACGGATGCAATGTTTCAGAATTGGACATAGATTCTAAAACGCACAACAAGATGATTGACGATACCATAAAATCAGCCCTTGAAGATCATAAAATTATTCTTGCTTTAGAAAAATACAAGTTATGAAAAAGAAAGAAATAGACGAAGGATATATTGTAGGTGACTTTTATATTATTAAAAGCCCTATCAAAGAGGGATGGCTTCACGTAGTGAATATAAAAACATCTTGGCAGATAAAGGTGATGATGGGAGCGAATACGGCAAAGTTTCTAAGCCTTTCCCAACAGGAAATATTTGACAGGATTAACGGAATATACATTCAATCCATGATGTCTTTATACGATTCAGATTATGCCTTGAAAATAGCTAAAGATGCTGTGTCTTATATGTCTGAAAAGGCAGAAAAGATGGAAAAGTTGGAAAAGGTGGGAAATACTGAAAATGAAGATATTGAAAAGGTGAAGAAAGATGAGTTTATGATGAAGATAGCCACATCTTCCGATGAAGAAATCATGGACATGATCGTAAATGGAGAGATAAAGTACGAATATTTCAAACAAGAACAGGAGTAAATTTATGAAAGCATTATTTAAAATGGACTTCGATTGCGGAAGAATGGGCAATCTTGAAGGAGTATTTATTGCAGACACAGAAGATGTCGAATACTTAGTGAATAACAAAATCAGTGTTTACTTCGGTGAAGTACTTGGCAAGCACTCTGAAATATCCGGGTGTGTGGCTGAAAGTGAAATCAAACAAATAACCACTGATGAAAATGTAATCAAGATAGTTGAAGAATATGGGCTTAACAGTGGGTATAATCCATTTGAATACACTCTTTGTACATCAGAAACGGAAGATATACCAGATAACGGAGTTGATTGGGATGATTGTACTGTACAAGAATACATAGACTTTATGAGGAAAGGTATAATACCCCAATATTACGAGAAAGATTATAAAGAATGGCTAAGTAGCCAAAAGGAGGATTAAATCATGCAAGACTATATTTCAGATTGGTTCATTCCTATGGATTTCGGTAATGATATGCCGGAGGAAGAACCAAGTGGTGAGGATAATTTCAATTATGATTGAAGTATGGAAAAAAAATTTATACTAACAGATAAGTTTGTAATCAATTCTTTTGGAATAAAGTTATTCCAAATAAAGTGTACAAAATCTTTCAAATATGCCCAAAAAGGTGATTTTGGAGGATATGTTGAGAAAGAAGGGAACTTAGACCAAGAAAATGACGCTTGGGTGTTCGGCAATGCTCGGGTGTTCGGCAATGCTCTGGTGTCCGGCGATGCTTGGGTGTTTGGAGATGCTTTGGTGTCCGGCAATGCTTGGGTGTCTGGAGATGCTCGGGTGTTCGGCAATGCTCGGGTGTCCGGCAATGCTCGGGTGTCCGGCAATGCTCGGGTGTCCGGCGATGCTTGGGTGTCCGGCAATGCTCGGGTGTCCGGCGATGCTTGGGTGTCCGGAGATGCTGATATAGAAAACGAAAACGATCATTGCGGATTTGACGGTTTCGGCTCATGCAATCGCCACACTCACGCATATATGACAAAAGAAAAGAAAGTGGAAATAATCTGTGGATGTTTTCGTGGTAGCATTGAAGAATTTGAAAAGAAAGTGGAGGAAACACATTCGGGAACAGTCTACGAGAAGCAGTATAAATCCATAATCAATGTAATTAAAATTAAATTTGGATTGACTGATTTTACATAGTTTACTAATGATTTTTGGCACTGCCCAATTATGGTTAGTTGGTTCGATTCCCCTACGCCCTTTATAAATGGAACAGATATAACAATGGGCATTAATGAACAAATTTACACCATTACAAAAATTTAACACATAATATTTCCTAATATCGTTATATAGTATTACATTTGCACCATACAGGGATAGGAACGGAGTAGCTACCTTCCGACAAGCCGAAGTCAGTACGGCTTCCCTGTTCTCCTTTTTACTGGCGAAACATAATACTGATTAATATGCAATTAGTTTATAAATTTGAGATCAACCATTCCGACAGGCTTTGCGCTATCTGCCGTGTTACGAATAACCTGTACAACCAGGCGTTGTATATTGTCCGTAACGAGTTGAAGGATAACGACAGGTGGTTGTTCTATCCCGACTTGGACAGGATAATGAAAAACGTCACCAACCTTGAAGGTACGATAAATTACAGGCTTGTGAAATCACACGTAGCCCAACAGACATTGCGCATACTTGACAAGGCGATGAAGGGATATGTCAAGGCTGTAAAGGATTGGTCCAAGAATCCGGGGAAGTATAACGGTAAGCCCGAATTGCCATGCTATCACAAACGTGGAGGGATGAGCAATGCTATATATACCAACCAGTCGTGCAAGATACATGACGGGTATATAATACTTGACCGTGACTTGAAAATACCCGTTCCGCAATGGGAGAAATACAAGGACAGAATCGAACGGTTCAAACAGGTTAGGATAATTCCAAAACGTACATATATGACCGTGGAGGTTGTATATGATTGTGTCTGTTCGGATAATGTCGGTACTGGTATGGCTTCAATAGACTTGGGTGTGAACAACCTTGCCACGCTGGTGTGCGGATGCAATGCGCTGCTGTTTTCCGGCAAGGTTGTCAAGTCATACAACAGATGGTTTAACAAAACATTATCCATGCTGCAATCCATAAAGGACAGGCAGGGTATAGAGAAACTGACAAACAGAATGAGAAAGATGTATGAGAAACGTGAACGGTTTATGAATGATGCGATGCACAAGACAAGCAGGCGTATCGTTGATTATCTTGTATCACACCATATAGGCACTCTTGCTGTAGGCTACAACAAAGGATGGAAGCAATCCGTCAATATGGGCGGAGTAAACAATCAGAAGTTTACATTCATCCCTTTTGCGAGGTTGAGAAGCTGCCTTAGATACAAGTGCGAGCTTGCAGGTATCAGCTATATCGAACATGAGGAAAGTTACACTAGCAAATGTGATGCTCTAGCTATGGAGGATATATGCAAGCATGATATCTATCTCGGTAGCGTGTCAAGCGAGGGCTGTTCAAGTCGGCAATTGGAAAGGTTATCAATGCCGATGTGAATGGTGCGCTTAATATCGGAAGAAAAGTATTCGGTGATTCATTTATGATAGCTGATAGTGGGCGTTGGTATCGTCCCGAACGAATTAACGTTCTAAAATGTGTGTAAAAATATACATTAATACCTGATCATTCTAGGTTTGTTGAGATGAAAACAAACGAGTATAAAGAAACATGGTTTTTTGATTCGGAAGATGATATCCCATATTTTTCTTTTAAAAGTTGTTTGGTTTGTGAAGATTATAGGGATATCGTCTTGGATTGCTCTGATGATGATATTACAAGCATGATGAGTGCAGTTAGTATTTTTAGTCGTTTTGATATCTGTGAGTTCTTCAAAATTCCTTCATACAAAATTGAGGAAGATGGAACTATACATGAAAGAACTTTTGCAGACAAGGAGATGGATAAGGCTTCAAACAGCGTGATGATTGATGATGTTCGTTCTACTATGATTCATGTTAACAGGAGGATTCATTCTTTGGTTGACTACATAAAGAGCATTGACGAGGATAAATTTGATGAGAACGTTGTGGTAAAGATAGAAAGGGATGTATTTGAAATACTTGATTTGAAACTAGGAAACAATTAAGGTATTAAGGAACAAATTTGGCTTAATTCGCAATAATTATTATATTTGTGGTGATTTTGTCACCGTCGAAGATCCTTAAAACAACATTTTATGACTGTTGTTTGTATTTTAAATCTTTTCATAATTTAAAAGGGGTAGGGGTGGTATAGTCCTTTTCATTTATGCTATAACCACCCCTTATTTACTAAACACATGAGAAAAAAAGAACTTATTAAAAAAATGAGAGAATATCAGTCTTGGCGGAAAGGTGCTGATATCCCTATGATGCCGCCATCCGAAGTCACAAGGATTATTGATTCCGCAATAACTGTGATAGAAAAGTCTGACACAAGCAAGGCAAATTCCGTGCTGTTCAAAAAAGAAGTGATAGACAAACTTCACATCACTGTTGGTGCTATGATTTTGGACGGGTATGACGAGTTAGATTCCTGTGTAAAGTATGTTAATGACTTAATATGTAAGTTAGATGAAGATTAATTTGTTTGTAAACGGAAATTTGGTGTGCGACCGAAGCAAAGCGAGGGAGCACAGGGGCAGTCTAGCTG